GACTACGTGAGCCGGCATGCTCGCCTGCATCGAGAGGCGGGGCGCAGAACGACCCCGCTTGAACTTGAAAACTGGACGCCCAAGAAGGCCGCCCGCGTGCCGAGGAGTACCGAGCCGTGCAGCTTGGTGGCCTTCTGCGGGATTGTCTCCGGTGCGGCGGCTGCTGCTTTGGGTGCTGCGGCCCTGTTGGGCTGGTCGGTTCATGCGGCGCTGAAACTGGCGGGGGTTCTGTGAGCACGTTTAGCGAATACGTTACCGGCACGTCGTTTGCCATTTCTCTTAGCCGGAGGCAGATCGACATGCTGTGCCAACTGGATCAATACAGTTTCTCCTACGGATTTCTTTCGACCTGCGGAGCGTTGGTGGCGAAGGGGCTGGTTGAGCGTCGCTTTACCGAAAAAGAAGGGCAGGTTGTTTTGACTGAAGCCGGAAAGGCTGTCATTCCTCTTTTGAGGATGGCCGGACTGTATGTGACCTATCCGCCGATTCCGAGCGCCGTTGATCTTCCTCCGATTGAGGTGAACGTGAAGATGAAGGAGGCATCGAAATGAGCTGCCACCAGTCCAGCATCGCCCCCAAAACCTGCCGCGCCCCGCGCTGCGGCTATCTGCACGAAAACACCGTGACCATCGGCGGGAAGTCTGAGCCGGATCACCGCTGCGCTCATGACGTGCCGATGCACCCGGCTTGCGCATGGCACCGGACGCCTGAGCAGATCAAGGCCATCGTCGCCCAAGAGCAGATGACGGCGCAGCGCGTGCGCGAGCCCTTCGGAAAGCGGGGCCTGTGATGGATCGCGTGACCGTACATCTGCAGGCTGTGGGCATCCGCCACTTCACCGGGCCGAGTTGCTGCCGCGAGGCCGAAAAGTGGGCGCATGACGAGATTGGCCGGCGCGACCGGGACATGCCCGAGGGCGTCACAGAAAAAGATTGGTACGCCTACAACAGCCCGAGCACACAGCTTGTTATGGCGGTGCTGCGCAAGCGCAAAGGCGAGGCGCTGCCGACGCAGGCAATTGCTGATGCTGCGGATCGCAGCAGGCCGACCGCGCACCGGATTCTGAGAGTGTGCGCGGCAGTGGGCGAGGTGAAGCGGACGACTCGGCGAGTCGGGCGAGTCACGGCCGACGTGTGGGAGATCGTTCGAGTTGAGCCGCCGCCGTAGGCGGTCGGCTCGAACGAGTAGTTCGGCTTCTGGTTCCGAAGCGAGAGAATTTCAACCCGCCGCATGACGCGGCACGACAGGAGAAACGAAGATGGAAACGCAAGTATCCGAAGGCCCCGTAGTACACGGCAATCACGCTGACGCCGACTACGACGGATTTCTGGCCCGCGTGCAGGCCCGCTTTCTGAGCAGCATCGAAGGTGGCGCCGCGCCGCTGTTCGAGACTGACGCCGCCGACCTGTGGGGCGCGTACCTGGGCACGTTCGGCCCGGCGCCGGCCGAAGGCGAAGCCGCTACGCCGCTGCGCCAGTACCACACTTGCCACGCCTGCCGTCAGTTCGTGGAGCGCTTCGGCGGCTTGGTGGCGGTGGACGCGGCCGGCATGACCGCGCCGGCCATCTGGCACGAAGACGATGCTCCCGACGCCTACAAGCCCGCGATTGCCGCGATGGCCCGGCTGGTGCGCAAGGCCAAGGTGACGGGCGTGTTCCTGTCTTCGGATCGCGTGTGGGGCACGCCTGAAACCGGCGTGTGGCATCACCTGGCGCTGACGCCGCCTGCGGCCATCTTGCACAAGCGCGCCACGCTGACGGCAGGCCAGGCGATGGCCGAGAAGCGCGAAGACTTCAAGACCGTGATGCACGCGCTCAACGAGTTCACGCAGCCACACCTTGAACTGGCGCTGACGCTGCTGAAGACCGATGCGCTGTACCGCAGCGAGAAGGTGCTTGGTCAGGCCGAGTGGTTGCACGGCCTGCATGTGGCCCGCGCCGCTGCGCACGGCAGCGCCAAGGCCAATGCAGTGTGGCGCGCGATTGCGACCGCGCCGGCCGGCTTCTGCCACCCGCGCAGCAGCATGATCGGCACACTGCTGGAAGACATCGCGGCCGGGATGGAGTTCAGCGAAGTCTCGCGCCGGTTCGCGGCCAAGATGCACCCGCTGGCCTACCAACGCCCGCAGGCTGCGCCGACCGCTGGTGCGATTGCCGCGGCCGAAAAGATCATGCAGCAGCTCGGCGCAGCCGGCTCGCTGGCCCGGCGCCTCGCCCGCCTGGATGAAGTGCAGGCGCTGTGGAAGCCGACGCCGCCGAAGGACGCACCGGCCGCCGAAGGCGTGTTCGGCCACATGAAGCCGAAGGGCGCGGAGGCCGCGCCGAGCATGACCATCCCGGCGCAGACGATGACCTGGGACAAGTTCCAGCGCACGGTGCTGCCGACCGCAGAGCGCATCGAGTTCCGCGCGCCCAGCGTGGGCGCCTACACCGCGCTGGTGACGGCGGTGAATGCCAATGCGCCGCCGATCCTGCAATGGGACCGCGAAGATGCGCGAAATCCGGTGTCTTGGTACTTCTGGAATGGCGGTTCGTCGGCAGCATCGTTCGGCCTGGCCGCTGGCGCGTTCGTGCCGGTGGAGGCCATCGCGTTCAAGCCTTCGATGTGGAACGGCGGCAACGAGCACCAAGGCCAAGGCGTGCTGTTCGTGCTGGCCGGTGCGCGCGAGTCGAAGCAAGCCGGCGCCGCGCTGTTCCCGGAAATCCTCAAGGCAGAATTTCACGGCATCCGCTCTGTGATTGAAGCCTACTCGCGCGGCGCCAACATCGAAGGCATGAAGGATCCGCACGCGGCCGGCGTGATGCTGACCAAGGGCGACAAGGCATGGCAGGCCACGGTGCGCGTTTGGTCGGGCGGCAAGAGCCTGGACTACTGCCTGGACCGCTGGGACTGAAATGGTGGCGAGCCGCAAGAAGCCGAACGCCGCTTTGAGGGGCGCCGAAGGCGTTCCGCTCGAAAGCACAGTTATGCAACGAGGGAGAGATGAATGAATGATGTTGAACGGTTGCGTCAGTACCTTGGGAAGGCCAGCTTCGCAAGCTCGGTTGACCGCTTTTCGGCGCTCGAATGCCTCGCGGAGATTGAACGCGAAAACCAACTTCTGCTATCCAAACTTGGCGCAACTGCGGTATGTGGTTGCTGCCACGGCTCTGGATGGGTAGTGCGCGATCCAGACATCGGCACCGATCAAGAGTGTTTCGTGTGCGAAGGCAGTGGTGTGGTGCATAACGCGGAATGACCGCCAAAATCCTCGACTTCGTCGCTTACCGCGCGGCGCACCCTGGCTCTGCCGTCCGCGTCCAAGTCCATTTCGCCCCGTTGTGGCCGGTGCAATTCTGGGTCGCGTTTTGGCGGGAGGTGTGGAAATGAAAGCCGCCGAAGACAGGAATAACAAACTGCAAGAGCTTCTTTCCGCACTTACCGAGTCATTGCGGGAGGCAAAAAAAGCGGCTGACGCGGTTTGCGCCCATTCCGTAGAAATCTATGGTGTCGATCCATACGACGTGGATAACGAGCAGTTTATCGAGTCGTGCGACCTGCGCAATGAAGAACCGGGCGGATGGACGGCGGATGATTTTGACGCGTCAATGAAGGATTGGATGGGGGATAAAGAATGAAAGCCCATGAAGCCCTTGAAAAAGCCGCCCAGCACATGCGCGACCGCGCCGCTACCTACGACAAGCCGGAAGGCGAACGCAGCATGGCGAAGGCCGTAGCGGCCTTCAACGCGATCACCGGCAAGTCCCTGTCCGTCGCAGAAGGCTGGCTGTTTATGGCTGTGCTGAAGCAGGTGCGCGCATTCCAGAATCCCGCCAAGCCTCACGTTGATTCGCTGGAAGATGGGCCGGCTTATTTGGCGCTGTTGGCGGAGGAAATGACTTCCGGCGAGAAGGATCGCGCCGACGTTCCTGATGGTGGCGGATGGATACTGTGGAGTCCTACTGCGGACAGCGAATGGCCGGTTGATCCAAAATCGCGCGTGCTGGTGCGCCTTGCGAATGGAGATGAAAGGCGGGGCGCCGCTAACTGCTTTAGGTGGAATATCGGTGCTACCAACGGCCGCACTGTCGTTGCTTACAAACTCATTTAGTTGGGAAAGCAATGAATCGACTCCCTTACGACTCGTGCCGATGCGAAGGCGCAGGCTGCAACGAATCAAAAGATTGCCTGCGTTACATATCCCTATTTGACATGGGGCCGCGCACGCCCATTGCGGAAAATCTTTGCTTGGACAAATACCGCTCTATGAAGATTCAGGTGGAGGCTAGCAATGCCAGTGCTTGAAGGTTACGAGAACGCCGACACGCCGCACGCTAAAACCGTTATGGCGCCCGGCTGGACATATGGCTGCCACAGCTCAAAGGTTGGCGACAGGCCGCGAGGTGGGCCGGCGACGTACCGCGTCCAAGTCGGGCAGGCATTGGTGCTTGATTGTGAGTCGATGGAGGCCACAGCCATTCAGGTTTCCCGCCTGCACACGACCCACTGGCTCGACACGAACCCGGACGGCACGCCCCTCAAATGCGGCCACGAAGCCAATGCGCGCATCAAGGACGCCCAGTGCATCGGCTGCGCAAACCGGGAATAGGCCATGAACAGGATCGCGCTATTGCGCCGCATGGGGTTTGGTTGGGCGGATGATCTGATCGAAACGCTGATGGCCGACAAGGTGCGCATGCGCGCGGAAATCTCCCGGCTTCGGGAAATCATCAAGAAGGTGAAGGCGTGACCGACTCTCAAATCAAGGCCATCATCGCAACTCTGACGGACGCGATCAATGCCGAGCTGGAAAACTTGGACGATACCGCCCGTGGAACCGTGCTGGCGAACCTGACGATTAGCCTGTTCCGCACTTGCGAAACAGAATTGACCGACGAAAGCTTTGATCTGTTTGTCGAAGAGTTGAACAAGGACGAAGACAGCGAGGTTTTGCACTGATGCAGCGATACCGTCAAATCGAAGTCCTGAAAAAGCACCTTGACGCGGGCAATCTGATTGACTCCGACCAAGCCCGTGAAATGTGGGGAATCCGCCGACTCGCTGCAAGGGTGTTTGACTTGAAGGAAAGCAATTACCCCGTCGCGAGAGTTGCGGAGCGCAAAGGACTGGCGGTGTATGGAAAGACGATCCAATGCCACGGATGAAGAAGTGCCGGCATTGCAAAGCATCATTCCAGCCGTCCAAGCCCTTGCAAGTTGCGTGCTCCCCTCTTTGTGCAATCGAGATTGCCAAAGTCAAGAGGATCAAGGACGAACGGAAGGATGCCCGAGAGCGGCGCGAGAAGATCAAGACCGTATCCGATTTGAAAAAGGAAGCCGAAACCGCCGTGCATGCCTATGTCCGGGCGAGGGACGAAGGCAAGCCGTGTATCAGTTGCGGAACCACTCTCACCGCGGAGGGGGTAGGGGGTGGCTTTGATGCAGGCCACTACCGCAGCCGGGGCGCGGCGGACCATTTGCGCTACGACGCCGACCGAAACATTTTCGGGCAGTGCAAGCAGTGCAACCGCTACCTGAGCGGAAACGCGGTGGCAATGCGCAAGGGGATGATTGATCGCGTCGGGATTGGCGTTGTGGATGCGGTGGAGAACGACAACACCGCCCACAAATGGACGCGGGACGAGTTAATCGGCATCAAAGCCGAGTACGTGAAGAAGAGAAAGGCGCTGATTGCACAAAAGTGACGATTGGCGAATCTGTGAAAATCAAGGCATACCCCAGAAAGGCGATTGACATGAGAAGAACCTTACTGAGTTGCGCCCTTATCGGCGCAATCGCAGCAGCACCAATCACATTTTGGAATGGTCAGCACCGGGTCACTGACCCTTATCAGCCGGATCGAAGGCATCGGCGCCGTATGAAATCTCCGGCCAAGCCTTTTGGAAAAGGCCGAACAAAGGCGAGTGACATGGAAGCCGAGGGTTTGATCGTTACCAGCACAGCCACAAAACAACGTATGGAAGCCGGGGATTCAACCCAAGGAGAGCAGAAATGAAAGACCTTCCCGAACGCGACACCACGAAGCCAACAGAGCAGCAGGGCATGTTCCGAAAGTTCGAGGTGCGCCGCATAGATGGCTCCGACCGGCCTAGCGGCAAGCACCACGGCTGCCGGTATTTCGTGCTGGATCTCGATCACGACCAGCACGCCGCTGCCGCAATGGCTGCTTACGCCCAAGCGGCCAGGGAGACCCATCCGACGCTATCAGCTGAGCTTGCTGCCCAGTACCCGCCATCTTCTCCAACATGGCTGAATCATGATGCTGCAATTTCAGACCCTATCTTTCATGAAGCGCGCGGGATCATGGGGACGGAAAACTACGGGCAAGAAGAGGCGCTACGGATGGCGATCTTGCATGTAATTAGTGCCTATTCTGGGTCGCTAGAACGCGGCCATGCTCAACCCCCGAAAGGCGAGGATTGAAGTAATGGGCAGACCAACTTGTTTCGAGTGCGGGAAACAGCTCATGTACGTGCATGGCAAGCCTGTCTTTGAAGAGTGGACCGACCCGGTCGGGAATGCTCACAGGCTCCACAAAGAATGTGCCAAGCGCGGCGGATACAAGACAAAGCCGGTGACTGCTGCACCTGTCGGGGAAATGCTCCCCATGAATTCGTCCGCATACTCACGAGCAAAAATCAAGGATTGAAAGGCGAGGATTAAAAACAAACCCCGGCATCGTTGCGAGCGATCCGGGGCTACCAACGGCTAACAAGGAGCCTCTGATGTCTGCATTTTATATGATTTTTGGTTGTGTTCAAGGCCCGGAATGGTGCCGCATCGTGACCGTCAAGAAAGAGAGCCAATAAATGGCGCCGCGATTCCCGGTTTTGACCCGCGACCGAGTGTCTGAATTGGCTGCACTGGTGGGGCTCTCGCCTGACGTGGAAGAACAAGCGGTTGCGTTTGCCGACTTAGTAGCGCAAGAAATCAAGCCAAAGCGCGCGCCCCAGGTGGATAAAAAGGCGCTGGAGTTTCTGAAGGGTTTTGGAGTGGGTGAGTCCGTTGCAATTGACTGGCTGACTGTGCGCAAGGCCCGCAAAGCCCCCGCGACGGAAACCGCGATCAATGGGATTGCCAAGGAGGCGCTGAAGGCCGGCATATCCCTGCATCAAGCCCTCGAAGTGTGCTGTGAAGCAGGCTGGCAGTCGTTTAAAGCGGAATGGTACGCAAAGCGGAACCCTGCCGTTACGCAGGGCGCGGGTAGCTGGGCAAATCAACTGATGGGGCGCGATGACGAACGGACAATCACAGTATCTAACGGAACCACAAACGGAACATGTGTTCACCCAAGTGATCGCGGATTACGGATTGTCAGCAGTCAAGAGCAAATGGGAATCCTTGAAGCCGAGTGAGCTAAAAGGCAATCTTGCGCGCCGGCTTGGCAAATACTCATGGGATACAGTCCTGTGGGCGCTGGACAAGATGCCCGAGGTTCATGCCAAGTTCCCCCCGTCCGTGCCGGAAATGATCGCGCTTTGCGAAATGAGGCCCAAGCCGCAGGAGTATTTTACGGCGCTGCCTGCCCCGACGATCACGCGGGAAGAGGCCGAGCGCAGGGGCCGGGAAATGGAAGAGGCGGCAAAGAAAATTGCAGCAAAAATGCCCGGTATGGAGTGGGCCGAGAAGATCATGAAAGCACCTAAGGACTACCCGGCCTATTCGGTTTCGCTGGCAAGGGCTGCACTCAAGGAACGCGAGTAACGCATGGACCAGCAAAAGCGCACCATCTTTTTAGTGCATAACACAGCCCGAGAAAACGCCGCGCGGATGTGTCACCAAGCCCCCGGCGATTGGGTGGCGGTATTCAAGCCTAAAACCCGGAGTCTTGAGCAAAACGCCAAGCTGCACGCAATGCTGACAGACATTTCCGACCAGGCTATCTACATGGGGAAAAAGCGCAGCGTGGAGTTTTGGAAAGGGCTATTTGTCTCGGGGTATCAGATCGCAACAGGCAAGAGCCCCGAGATTGTGCCGGGGCTGGAAGGGGAGTTCATCAACATCCGCCTGAGCACTGCGAGCATGGGCATTCGGATGGTTGCAGAGTTGATCGAGTACATATCCGCATGGGCCGCGATGAATGAAATCCGTTTCAAAGACGACCGTGCAGTGTATTGATTGCGAGCACATCGGAAAGCCGAAAAATATATCGGCTGGCGACTTGCAAATGGTCCGGTTCGGATTCGGTATATGCGAGAATAGCGAAAACAAATCGTGGTTTTCTCTGCTATACAATAGAGATTGCGATAAATTCAAAAGATCAAACGAGGGAGATAAACGGCGAGCATGGCTAAATCAAAACTCTGAGGATCGCAATGAAGCTATCGAAAGAGGCTCAGGCAAGACGTGAAGCGCAGGTGCTTGCGTATCTGGAGGAAAACCCTGGCTGGGCGAGCGCGGTAGCGGTCAGCGAGGAAATAGGCGAGTCCAGAATATCGGTCGCCCGTGCCCTCGCTAGACTGGCGCACAAAGGGGTGCTGAATCAAAAGGCCGATGTGCGCTACGACTCAGCCAAGCGCGAGAAGATCAGGAATGTGTATTTCCGCGCGAGTCTTGCAAATAACCCGCTTGTCCCTGTTGCGCGCCCGGTTGTAGGTGGGCGGGTAGTCAGGGGCCGGGCTTGTTGGGGTTAGGCTGTGTCTAAAAAATTTTTCTATAGTTGCCGATTGGAGCCTGTCGACGGGGGCTTTAACGTTGTTGACAAAGATGGTCGCCCGGTGACGATTTTCGATTTTGAAAAATGGCGCGACGGTCGTAGAATTGTTCCGGTGCGCACTAGATTCGACCCGCTTGGCCATCGCACGTTTGTTTTGAAGTAGCCTTTCCACAAAACCATTAAAAGGATGACGCAATGAGTAGCTTGAATTTTGGGCAAGCAATTGAAGCAGTCAAGGCTGGAAAGAACGATGCCCTGGCGGAAGATTGGGAGGTGGTGGAATGAACGACCAGACCATCGAGCAGGAAATCCAGGACAAGGGCCTAACGGCGCCGCGCATCACGCCGGCTGACATCGAGGCGAATATCCGCGACGAAGTGTATTTCACCGCAGATCAAGGATGCGAAGCCGAAGAGTCAAACGATCCGGTGCTGTCTTCGTTCGATTCGCTCAAGCTCCTGACCTTCTGCGTCCTCGTTCTGCGCAACGGCTCCACCGTCACCGGCAAGTCAGAATGCGCCAGCCCCGAGAACTTCGACGCTGAACTCGGCCGCAAGATCGCTCGGCAGAATGCGGTGGCGAAGGTGTGGCCGCCTGCTGGGCTACGAGTTGCGGAGCAAGCTGGCTGCTGCTTGACGCCCGAGGTAACGCGCCCGACACGGCGCGCGCTGAAGGCCCCGAAGCGAGATAGGGCGGCCCGCCGTGGCGGGTCGCGTTGACCGAAGTGTTAGGGCGCTTGGCGCCGAAGCGAAAGGAAACTATGAACGAGAACACTGGAGGCGCCTTCTACGCGCCAGACACCCGCAACTGGTGGCAGCGCCTGCTGGCGCGGCTGTTCCCGGCAAAGCTGTTTTACCTGCCAGACGATGCCGAAGGCTGGGCGCCTGGCTACACGCGCACCGATGTGCATGTGCATATGGACCTGCGCGACCGTCTGCGCACGCTGGTGAGCGGCAAGCTGCGCGTGGTGGTGGTGAGCCAGACGGACGTGACCGTGGCGAAAATGCGCAGCAGTTCCACGTTCTGGGTGGAAGCGCCCAACGCAGAGGTGAGCCGATGACAAAAGCGCAGCTTTTGGCAGTCGGATCGACCGACGGGTTATGCGCCGACGGGTATTGGTGCGTGGTCTGCGGGCGATTCCTGCCCGCCGATGAGTGCGGAGTGATTGTGCATGACAACGTGCCGCACCCGGAAGACATGACCTTTGACGAAGAGGAAAGGCCGCAATGAGCGAGAACGGAATTACCCACTACTGCCTCGGCAACGGCGCGCCGAAGTGCGACGGCTGCAAGCAGGAGAAGAACTGGCAGACGTTGAACAAGATGCCCGACGCGCTGAGGAAATCGCTGCAAGCGCAGGCCCAGCGGATTGATGACACCGACTGCATCCTGTCCGGGCGACCGTGGTATGTGGGCGCATAACGCATCGCCCGGCATCCAAACCGAGCCCGCTTTCCGCGGGCTTTTTCATGCCCACGGGCTTACAATAGACAAGCCCGGCCGGCGTTTCTGTCACCGGCCGGGCTCTAGCCTCAACGTGAAAAGGAGCTTCACATCATGGCTGACGTAAAAGACCTTATCGGGAAGGTGTTGTCGAAAGTCGAAAACAAAGACGACAGCGAGATCGTATTTACATCGACAGACGGCAGTGTGTGGCGCATGTTCCACAGTCAGGACTGCTGCGAATCGGTTACTGTGGATAGTATTGTTGGCGATCTGAGCGACCTTGTGGGGTCGCCCATCCTTATGGCCGAAGAGGCGACCAGCGACAAAAATCCTGAAGGTGTCGCAAAGGAGTGGCAAGACAACAGCTTTACATGGACT